AGCGCCCTGAGTTCAATCTCATGGCTGACTTGTCTAAATAGCTTCTCACACGCTATCTTAGCTTCTCTGTACGTTGTGTTTTCGCTGATGAAGTAATCAGCAAGTTCGATGATTTTATCTTACAATTCTAACTACCTTTCAAATGTGGTATAATCAAAATAAAAATGATTGGAGAAATCTTATATGCGTATCAAAGTTGACACAAACCCTTATAACGAGGAAGAGGTATTTATAGATGACTTCTGTCCAAATTGTTCTAAACCTACCAATCCTCAAGTAGTTTCCCAAGGATATAATGAAAACCAGCTAAATGTAAATAGCATTTATGTAACGCTCCGTTGTTTAGGATGTTATCATTATTGGGTTGAAGAATTTGTTAGTCCTATTAACGGTCTTATAACGCACATAAAGACGAAGCCTCAGCTACCTAGCGACATACCTATATCCAAGGATCTTGAATTGATTTCGCCAGTCGGCAAGGAAATCTACGTTCAATCTCTCAAAGCAGAACAAGAACATCTTGACCTTATTGCAGGTATCGGTTACCGTAAAGCTTTAGAGTTTTTCGTCAAAGATTTTTCAATTCTTACAAAACCTGATGAAAAAGAGAAAATAACAAATATGCTTTTAAAGCAAGTTATCGAAGACTATATCGAAGATGAAGATCTTAAAACTTTTGCCTTAGCTTCTACCTACATCGGAAACGACGAAGGACATTACTATCGTAAAAATCCAGACAAGAATCTCGCCGACTTGAAAAAGTATATTCATGGTGTTATCTACTACCTTGAAAAAAGACTCATATTTCTTGATGCTCAGGAACTTGTGAATCGTTCAAAGAAATCTTAGAATCTAGTTCATCCAACTTCTCAGCAATATATGTCACGGTCCTCAATATCTCGTTGAGGGCTGTTCTTTCTAATTCGTTCATTTTCCTACTCCTTTCAAACCAAAGTCCTATATTAGAATTTTGAAATTCCTCTCTTTTATTTATTTAGAGAAGTAGGACTTGTTGTCTTTTAATATTTATTGTTATTTAATACTTGTTGTTAGTTAATATTTATTAGTGTAAAAAATTTGACATGAAAAAGTTTGACATGAAAAAGTTTGACATGAAAAAAACTTACATCTCAAAAGTTGAATCACTAATCGCTTTATCAAGTCGTTGCGACATGATATCAAACTGGAAATCAGATATTTTTCTATCAGAGAAAAATCGAAATACATGACTTCCACCACGGCCTGGAGGTTTTCGCCTAACTTGACGCAAATATCCAGCCTCTTCCAAGATTTTGAAATATTTACTAATAGTTGGACGACTAACACCTTTACGCTTAGCTATTTCTTCTGGATAGACTTGCCAGTTTGGGTGATTGGCCAGCACCACCATCATGATGCCGACAGCTGTAAAATCTAGCGCAGGATCGTTGATAAAACTATTACTAACAGCTGTATAATCGTCAGTTGGATTCCTGAAAGATGAACTGGCAATCCAAATCTTTAAAGTTTGTCATACAATCTCCTTTCTCTTAACTTATTTTCAACCATTCTTCTCTTTTTAACTACCCACGTTTCGTGGTCTTGGGTCTGAAAAAATTTCGCCAATATCTTTCTCTAGAACATCAGCGATAATAAACATCTCATCAGATTTAAAAGCACGTTGTCCTCTTTCTTTTTGACGATATGCAGTTTCTGAAATACCTAATTTTCTTGCTAACTGTTTTTGCGTTATGCCTTTTTCTTTTCGTAATTGATAAAGATATATCTGCACGCACTCACCCCCTTATCTTAGTTCATCTATGCTGACTTCCAGTGCATCAGCAATTTTGCACATATTCTTAAAAGAAATACGCTCGGTTTTAATATTTCTGATTGTATTTGGACTGATACCAGCTTTTTCAGCTAATGCCTTCTGTGTCATCCCTTTTTCAATCAACAAATGCTTAAACTTCTTCCACATACATTGTTCCTTTCCCAATATATTGTGTTTCAAACATATAAAAACACTAGATATTGTTATTTAATTTAGATTATGCTATAATCATTCTTGACTAAGACCTCTCCCGTTTTAGTCAAAATTCCAATAGAAAGGAGAAAATTATGGATTTCAATCAAATTGCAATAACTTTTTTAACTTCCTGCGTCCCTGCATTTCTTGTTTATCTCACTAATAAACATCAAACAAACGCCAAAATAAAAGAATTAAAAACACAATCTGAAAATGAGTTACAGAGACTTGAAAAAGAACATGAATTGAAACTGGATGCCTTGAAACAAAGCCAACAAGTAGACATCGCTTCAAAATTTTTTACAGGCGAAGTTGATATCAAAAATATTACTAAAGCTATTAACGGAATCGCAGAACTTCAAAAAGCTGTAGATAAGTTTCAAAAATAATTTGATGAAAGTAGGGTGCTTACTCTGCTTTTTTTAAAATTTTCAAAAGCATTGAAAGTCCACTAGCTAACCCAGCTAGATACCCTCGCCCATAGTCTGTCATTAAGAATTTCATTAATTCGATTGTTTTTTCTTCAGTCATCTTCCTACTCCTTATCTTTTTTATCACATCGGTATTCCACTATCTTACGAATAGTGAAAGATACAATCACAAATCCTGCTAGGATTATCAAGCCAACATTTTCATCCATTGCTTTTCACAGCAAATGATGGTACACTATCAAGTAGAGGTTGGGGCTTCTGCCCCTTTCTCTACTTTTTGTTTTGAAGCTTACGTTTGTGTTCTAAGATTTGTTTGTGCCACAAACGTGCTTCTCTGGTTAAGCCTAGTACCAAGATGACGGTTGCAGTGTCCTTGGTTGCTAGGCTTTTTATGATGTGTTCCATCATTCGCCTTACCTCCTTTTTTATTTTGCTCTTTCGAGCAATAGCTAGGAGAGGAATCGCACCTCTCTACGCTACCCTAGCTTGTTTAGCTTCTTCAACCTTTTCAAGCACTAAGATTGTAAGAGCCATTTCTTGAAAATCTTTATCATCAAATCCGATAACGTCACCGTAAACTCTGATTGTTGTTAATAGTGTGTTATACAATTCGTACATATCATCTGATGATAGTTTTTCACGATCTAGGATTTCCCCTAGTTTAAGTGAGCGTTCTCTGCGGTTCTTAACTTGTAAGATTTCTTTCGCTAGTGCGATTTGCTCTTGTGTTGTAAGTCCTTTATTCATTTTGTTTTCCTCCGGTTAGTTTTGTTATTTCCTTAAGCTTGATTATAGTTTAACACGTTAAACACAAAATGTCAAGTGTGTTAAACAAAAAAATTTACTTTTTTTATTTAAAGATGTATAATAGATTAAACAATATATAGAAAGGGGTTTTTAAATGAAGTTAGGAGAATTGCTAAAATCATATAGAACAGAGCATAAATTATCAATGGATGCTTTTTGTGAATTATCTGATTTAACAAAAGGATATATTTCTATGCTTGAAAAAAATGAACATCCGAAATCGAAAAAGCCCATTGTCCCATCTTATGACACAATAGAAAAAATTGCTAAAGGAATGCAAATTTCTACAGAAGATTTAATTGATATGCTTGATGATGATCAAGAAATTCAAATCAACGCTACTCCATCTCTTCTCTCAAAATCCCCCATCCAATCCATCTACGACCAACTAGAACCACCTGGACAAAGAAAAGTTATCACATACGCTGAAAAATTACGTGACGAACAAGAGAAACGAAGAAAAGCGAAGATAAACGAAGTATCGGAGAAAGTTATCGACTTGTACCAAGTTGAGGTTGTATCTGAGACGGCTGCAGCTAGCGGATTCAACTATGGATTCGGTTACGACGATACAGACAGAGAGACTATAGAGGTTGACGATCAACCACCACGCCACGATATTGCTACCAAGGTAAGCGGAGACTCCATGCAACCTGACTACCAAGACGGAGACATTCTCTATTTAGTAGACAAAGGACTGACTACCTACAACGGAGATTTGGCAGTTATCGCATACGGAGACCGTTCTTACTTCAAAAAGATATATACCGAAAACGGACGCTTACGCCTAGTATCGCTCAATGACAAGTATGAAGACATCATCCTAGACTTCCCACCAGCCGAAGACACACACATCAAGATTTATGCAGTTGTCGGGGTGTATAGAGGGGAATAAAACCAACTGTTTCCATTTTGGAAATAGTTGGCATGTAAAAAACGGAAACAATAAATGTGCAATAACTGATCCACATTAAAAGCTGAGAGAGGTTTCATTATGAATGAAGAACGCAAAGTTTTAGGTATTTTGGCTATTATTTTCGGAGCAATCGCTCTATTTGGGTCTTGGATGCCTATTATTAACAATCTATCTTTTGTTATTGCTATCTTAGCGCTTATATTGGGCTTAATAGGTCTAGCTATTAACAGAAAAAGGCCAAAAATGTTGGCTATCATTGGTACAGTTTTAGCAGTTGTCTCAATGGTTATTGTTATCGCTACTCAATTGATGTATGCCCGTGCTTTGAACGACGCTGCTAAAAACGTTGAAGAAACTGTTAGCTCAGTAAGTTCTTCTATCGAATCATCACAAAAAGAAGAGGATGCTAAATTTAACTGGACAAAAGAACAGTTTGATGCTCTTCAGATGGGTGACATCACGAATTATGGAGCTGGTGGAACTAACTACGATGATATTGTTAGCGTTCATGGAGAACCAAATAGCATAAACACTACTACTGTTAATGATCATGAAAGCAGAACAATTTCATATTCTTCAGCAGGGACAAAACTCCGAAGCATTACTTTGACATTTAGCAAACAAGAAAATGGTGCTTATTTATTGACTGCTAAAGTCGGCATCGGATTGGAATAGATTTATTTTTATGATATAATTAAGTTACTTAGAGGCAAGCCCTCATAATTTTAAACTTTGCACCTTAGCGTGCCAGGGGAAGTAACTTAACTGTTGCTTCCCTTTTTAAAAACTAAAAAAGCCCCACGCTCTCGGTCGGCAAACTTCTGAGCGTGGAGGAACTTCAGTACAAGAAAAAAAGCATTAAAAAGCTCTTTTTCTTGTACCCATTTTATCAAGAAATGAGGTGAAAATCAATGATAACTACAAATAAAGTCGCAATCTATGTTAGGGTGTCTACCACATCTCAAGCAGAAGAGGGCTACTCTATCGAGGAGCAAAGAGACAAGTTAGAGGCTTACTGTAAAATCAAAGACTGGAGCGTGTACGACGTGTACACTGATGGAGGTTTCTCAGGGTCCAATACAAACCGCCCAGCTATTGAGAGATTGATAAAAGATGCCAAAAATAAGAAGTTCGATACCATCCTAGTCTATAAGCTAGACCGTCTGAGCCGTAGTCAAAAAGACACACTTTATCTGATTGAAGATATTTTCATAAAGAATAATATAGCATTTTTAAGCCTACAGGAAAATTTTGATACCTCTACTCCTTTTGGTAAAGCTATGATTGGGCTCTTGAGTGTCTTCGCTCAGCTGGAAAGAGAGCAAATTAAGGAACGTATGCAGTTAGGAAAGTTGGGACGGGCAAAATCTGGTAAGTCTATGATGTGGGCTAAAACATCTTACGGATACAATTATCACAAAGAAACTGGAACTGTAACTATCAATCCAGCTCAAGCGCTAGCTGTTAAGTTTATATTTAAAAGCTACCTAGCAGGTAGGTCAATTACAAAGTTAAGGGATGACTTAAATGAGAAATTTCCTAAAGAAATTGCTTGGAATTATAGAGCTGTTAGGAACATCTTAGACAACCCTGTTTACTGTGGTTACAATCAATATCTAGGTGAAATCTACAAAGGTAACCATGAATCGATTATATCGAAAGAGGACTACGACAAAACTCAAAACGAGCTCAAAATAAGACAAAGGACAGCAGCAGAGAATGTCAATCCTAGGCCATTCCAAGCTAAGTACATCCTTTCTGGTATTGGACAATGCGGCTACTGTGGTGCGCCATTAAAAATCATGCTAGGCGTAAAGAGAAAGGATGGAAGTAGGCTTAAGAAATACCAATGCCACCAAAGACACCCAAGAACACTGAGAGGTATTACCACTTACAACGATAACAAAAAATGTGACTCAGGATTTTATTACAAAGATGACTTAGAGACCTATGTATTGACAGAAATCAGCAAGTTACAAAATGATACTAATTACTTGGAGCAAATATTTTCAGAAGATAATACAGAAACCATAGACCGTGACAGCTATCAAAAACAAATAGATGAGTTATCTAAAAAACTCGGCAGATTAAACGACCTCTACATAGACGACCGTATCACGCTGGAGGAATTACAGACTAAATCAGCTGAATTTACCAGCATGAGATCATCTCTAGAGACTAAACTAGGAAATGATCCAGCACTTAAACAAAAAGATAGAAAAAAAGGGATGATAAATATTCTCAATCAAAGAGATATACTGACTATGAACTATGAGGAACAAAAGGTAGTAGTTCGATCATTGATAGACAAAGTTCAGGTCACGGCTGAGGACATTGTCATCAAGTGGAAAATATAAGTAATTTTAGTAACCAACATCTCCACAAGTGTGAAAGCTTTCACTTTCGCTTTTTTCAAGAATGTCATCATTTTTTTCATGTTAAAAATTTACCTCCATATTTTGATACATGGGCATG